CTGAGAGGGATGGGTTCTCGTACTACGAGCAGAAAATGGGCCTTGATTACGGCGTCATGGGAGAGGATATGGTGGATAAACTCTCTTCTGGCGAACGCCTGGCACAGTTACCCGAGGTGGAGTCGAAAAACGACTCGGACGAGCCTCAGAGTGGACGTGCTCCACGAAATTGTCCAAAAACCACCAGTCCAGAGATAGGTCACCTCGCCAGTCTCTGGTTTCCACAAGGAGGAGCTACTACAGATACAATCAGTGATGTGGATGGGTTGATGAAGGAAACCCGCGTCGATGAAGGTAATTCTAAGGTTGAATTAGGGATGACAAAATCTGCTAACGATGGCGCAGTTCGAGAAGCGTCACCAATGTTTACACCCATTTCACGGGAGTTGTTGCAACCAAGTGAAACTGGTGTGACTGCGGATGTGAAACAGTTTTTGGGTCGTCCGGCTATGTTACAATCGGGCTCTTTCTCGTCTGCAAACGTTGCCAATCGTGGCATCCATATTGGATATATTCCACGTGAGTTGTTTACGAAAGTCGATATGTGGGCAGATAAAGTTCGAGGTTTTCTTGGATTCCGTGGCAACCTGGTGTTGACTATACAGGTTAACGGAACACGTTTTCAGCAAGGCAGGTATATGCTTGTGTGGATTCCTACGTGTGGAGCAGTTACTGCTGGCACGGAATGGAAGATAAGGGCACACAAGGCTACCTTGACGGAAACAACACAATGCCCCCATGTGGAATTTGATATCAATTGTGATACAGAAGCCACATTAACTATTCCGCATGTTACAGTGCAGAATTTCTCTTTCATATCTGGTGCTGCTACTGAAGCGTATGGGAACAACGGACTTGTTGAAATTGTTCCGTATTCCCCTCTTGTTGCCGCGACTGGCTCAGTGACTGCGAACTATACTTTGTTCGCGCATTGGGAAAATGTTGAACTTGCATATCCCTATATTCCTGAAGTTACAGCCGCTACGTTTCGACCACAGTCTGGACGTGTTGGAAGAAAAGTTACACGTAGACCTGGAG